TTGATGAGAAAGAAATCGGATTTTAATTGTTTATATTCCTGATCTGAAATATATGGCGAGACTATTTCGATATTTGTGCGTGTAACTGTAGATATAGAGGCTTCATATATTTGAGCCATTTCAGAAAAAAGTATCATGATACAAGTAAGCAATATAGAAACTAAATAGGCAGTAGATAGTTTCTTATATAGTTTCAATGTTTTCTGAAAATATCGTTTGTCCTCTTTTAAGGATTGCAATCTTTGATTACTCGACATCTCTTTAGGTGGATCAAGAAGGTTATTAACTTTATCTAATTTGTCTTGAGTCTCGCTTTTTATAGAAGAGAAAAGAAAAGTAGATGAAAATATGCAAAATAAAGTACAAGTGGACGAAAAGGTAAGATTGAGCAGTCCGGTTCGTTCAATAGTATAAGTGGCTGCACAACGATATAAGTAGTCAACAAAAGGCATGGAAATATTTTCTAAAAAAACTATGACCTTTGGAAAAATCAAATTTGTTAACGGAGTAATGAACCATGAAATAATCAGAGTAGATACTATCCCAGTAATTATCCCAGTCAATATGTCTTTTGTAAATTTAGATGTTTTTTTCACAACAGCCATTCCTTTCATCATTTGTTAGGAAGATTATACCAAAGAATCATAGGACAACGCAACAAGTACAAACAGTGTTTCATAAGCTTTAGAGAGGTGGTGTAAGTGAATATAGAAAAAATCATGGAGGTGCTGATCGGACTTCTGGCAGAGCAGGAGAAAGCCGAAATTGAATATACGATAGAGAAAACCGCGTAAGCGGTAGGAAGGACAAGCATGGAAGAAATTAAATTACCGGCAGTGCCGGAGCTGTCAC